AAGCGCAACCGGGCGACATCGTAACTTTTGATTTTTCGCATGTCGGCATCGTCCTTGAAGACGATGGAAAGAACCTCGTCACCGTCGAAGGGAACACCAACTTTTCTGGCACACGCGACTCAGAGGCAGGCGATGGAGTCTGGCGCAAAATCCGGCCAAAATCCCTCGCTCGAAACTTCATCCGCATCCACCCCGCCCGATGACCTACGGCAACCTCGATGTCTTTTTCAGCGGTCTCGACCACACCGAGATTCTGTTTGCCCTGCCCACCGGAACCCGGATCGTGCGCGGCTATTTCGACAACGCCTTTTTCGACAGCGCCGTGGGCGAGGTAGTTCTCGACAGCACGCAGCCGCGATTTCAATGCAAGGAGTCGGATGTTGCCAGCATCCCCCGCGAAACCGCCTGCAAGGTGGAAGGCAAAAATTACACGGTAATGGGAATCCAGCCAGACGGCACCGGCCTCGCCACCGTCACTCTCGCGCATGAGTGACATGATTTTCATCAACGCCAAGGGACTCGACCGCATCGGGCGCGACCTTGGAGCAACGCAAAAACAGATCGAGCCAGCCATGCGCAGCGCCGTCTCTCGCGTCACCCGCTGGGCAGGCAACGAAGCGGCCCGACGCATCAGCAAGGCGACCAAAGTAACCGGCAAAGTTATCAAAGGCCGCATGCGTGTGGAGGTCATGGGAAAGGATGGCGTCCTCGGTCGCGTGTGGGCAGGCCTGCGCAACATTCCATTGGCAGCTATGAAGCCCCGCCAAACAAAAAGCGGAGTCACAGCAGGCCCAGCTAAAGTCCCCGGCGCATTCATTGCCAAGAAACAGGTTTTTAAACGCACCGGAAAAAAACGCCTGCCAATCGAAAAGCAAACCTTCCCCGTCCTCGACCCCGGCATGGACGCCATGGGCAGTCTCGAAAACGAAATCGGCGAACGCCTCCAACGCGAATTTGAATCTCAACTAAAATGGCAACTCAGCAAATAGACCTCGCCGTCCTCCACACGAAGATCGCCGAGAAGATCAACGCCAAGTTCGGCGCATCGGTCAAAACCATCGCCGCCTATTCGCGTTATCTCGAAAAGCTGGAAGTGCCAGCGATCACCTTTGAACTCGACACCATCGAGCCATCCGACCCCTCGGATGTCGGAACGCAGCAGCTCCAGGTGGACATCCGCTTTTCCGCCTCGCTCATCTACTCCTACAAACAAGGCAACAAATTCGCCGTGCGCCTCATGGCCGCAAACTTCGCCGCCTTCCTCCAAGGCCAGCGGTTCGGCATGCCCGTCACGCCCGCCCGATTCATCGCCGCCACCCCGCAAGAGTTCGACGCCGAAAATCCCGAATACGAAGTCTGGCGCGTCGAGTGGGAACATACCTGCCTCCTCGGTGAAACCGCATGGCCAGAAGGTGGAGCACTGCCCACAGACATCCGCGGTTCATGGGCGCCCAAGATCGGCATCCCCTACGAGCCGGACTATGTGCCGATCCAAGACATCCTCGCCACATGAGCAACGCCCGACTCGGAGAGCTTGAGCGTCGTCTGTCCAACACAATCCGCCCCGGCACGGTGCTGGAAGCGGACTACGCCAAGGCCCGCATCCGTGTCACGATGGGAGACAACACCAGCGCATGGCTTCCGTGGCTCACCAGCCGCGCCGGGGAAGACCGCACATGGCACGCCCCCGAAGTCGGAGAGCAAGTCATCGTCATCGCCCCCGGCGGCGAACTCTCCGCTGGCTATGTCATGCCCGGAGGAATCTACAAGAACGACTACCCCGCGAACGGCGACAAACCAGAGATCAGCCGCACCACCTACAAGGATGGCGCAATCCTCGAATACGACCGGGAGAACCACACGCACCTCCTGCAACTGCCAAGCGGAAAAGCCACCGTCAAAGTCGGAGAGAATGCGGAAACCGAGATCACGCCATCAAAGATCACGGCGAAAGTTGGAGACGACGCACAGACCGAGATCACGCCCGACAAGATCACGGCGAAGGTCGGATCGGACGCCAAAACGGAAATCACCGCCTCAAAAATCCTCGCGCAAATCGGCAGCGATGCCAAAAGCGAGATCACAGCCAGCAAGATCACGCACAGCCTCGGAAGTGGAAAAGTCGAGATCACCAGCGGGAGCGTCAAAATCACAGTCGGAGGAACCACTCTCGAAATCGCCAGTGGCGGCATCACGATTACCGGCAATGTCACGCAAACCGGAAACTACGACCAGACCGGACTGATGAAATCCAACGGTATCACGCTCTCCACCCACACTCACGGCGGCGTCATGTCAGGACCAGCAATCACCGCCGTCCCAAATCCATAACCTGCTCCGTGCTCTCCGTGTCCTCCGTGGGTTAACCCTTTCTGACCGCTTCGCGGGAACTCCCCGCAGAAGACACCCCCCAGTGCGCCCCTAAAATTCGCCAGCATGCGAGGCATGAGCAGCGAGACCGGCAAGGCGCTTTCCGGGCTGGACCATTTGAAGCAGTCGATACGGGACATTCTCACGACCCCGCTCGGCTCTCGCGTCATGCTGCGAGACTACGGATCGCGCCTGTTCGACCTTGTGGACGCCCCGATGAATCGCGGGACCATCGTCGAAATCTATGTCGCCACCATCGAGGCGATCCGCAAATGGGAGCCTCGCGTTGAGATCACTCGCGTCATCGCCCAGGCTATCGAACCCGGCAAGATCACCATCGCCCTCGAAGGCGTCTATTTACCCACCGGAACCGCGCTCACGCTGGACGGAATGGTCGTATGAGTTACACGCCAATCGACCTCAGCAGCCTTCCCGCGCCGACGATTGTCGAGAGTCTCGACTACGCCGCGATTTTGCAGGAGATGGTCGACGACCTCAAAGCCCGCGATCCGGCATTCACCGCCATCGTGGAAAGCGACCCCGCCTTTAAGATTTTGGAAGTCTGCGCATACCGCGAAATGCTCATCCGGCAGAGGGTCAACGATGCCGCCCGTGGTGTCATGCTGGCTTATGCAACCGGCGCAGACCTCGATCAACTCGGAGCGATCTTTGGCACAACCCGCAAAGTCCTCGTGCCAGCAGCCCCGACAGCAATCCCGCCGCGATTGGCCGTCATGGAAACGGACACCGATTTCCGCTATCGCGTCACGCTCGCCTTGGAAGGACTCAGCACCGCAGGCCCGGAAGGAAGCTACCTCTATCACGCGCTCAAAGTGGCCGGCGTCAAACACGCGACCATCGTCGGACCTCCCACCGTCTCCCCCGGCAATGTCCTCGTGACCGTCCTCGGCCTCACAGGCAACGGCGCACCCTCGGCAACCGTCATCAGCAATGTCACGCAAGCCCTCAACGCCGAATCCGTCCGCCCGCTCACGGATGCCGTGACCGTGCAAGGCGCATCGATTCAAAACTACACGATCACCGCGACGATCTTTACTTTCCCCGGCCCCGACTCCTCCGTGGTCATGGCCGAAGCCCAAGCCAGCGCCTTGGCCTTCGCCACGCAAAACCACAAAGTTGGCAACGACATCAACCTTTCCGCCATCTTCGCGGCTCTCCATGTGGACGGAGTGCAAAAAGTCAACCTTGCTGCCCCGACGGCAAACATCGTCTGCGACCACACGCAAGCCCCTTTCTGCACGGCAATAAATCTGACATACGGAGGTCTGAGCCAGTAAAATGAGCCGCTCAATTTACCAATATCTTTCCGATCAGGACGGCCTCTTTTGGTATTACGGGCAAGCGCCAGACGCCGCAACCGTCACGGATTTAATCTGGAACATCCTACGGCAGGAATACAACTCGTCCGGCGAGCTGATTGAAACCCGCATCGCTCTTAACACCTCGTGGGAGCAACGCACCAACGTAGACTATCAAATCCCGTCCACGGAAACGGAAGAAATCGCCCCCGACCTCTCGCTGCGCGACCTCTTGCCCTCCAATGCGACAGCGCCAGAACGATCCCTTTCACTCGCCACAGCCCGCCTTGGCTCGATTGATACCCCGATCCGCTCGCTCTGGAATCCCGACACCTGCCCGGAGGCGCTTCTGCCATGGTTAGCCTGGGCGACATCCGTCGACGAGTGGGATGCCAACTGGACGACCGCAACCAAGCGAAATGTCATCAAGAACAGCGCCGAGATTCACCGCAAAAAAGGCACCGTCGCCGCTGTCAAAACACTCCTCCAATCCTTCGGCATCGCGCTTCAACTGGTCGAATGGTGGCAGACCACGCCAAAAGGAACCCCGCACACTTTCATCGTTGCCCTCGGCTGGCTGCAAACGCCCGCCGCCGTGCAGGACTCGATCAGCAAAGCCGTCGCAGCCGTCAAACCCGTTCGCAGTTCGTTCACCCTCTCAGCCCTCGAATCCTTCGTCGGCAGCGTGAACATCGTCGGCATCTGCCGCCCCGCCACATTTAACCGGCTCGACTGCGCAGCCACCTACTAACACTTATGGCCCTTCAATTCGTCATCACCAACGCAGGCCGCGCCGCCATCGCCCAAGTGGGCGGGGCCATCGGCCCAGTAACCCTTACAAAAATTGCCATCGGCAGCGGAGGCTACACGCCACTGGCCACCCTCACGGCATTGCAAACCGAGATTAAACGCCTCGATCCAAGCGGCAGCAGCGTTCCGGTGCCGGGAACGATCCACATGACCGCGCAGGACGATTCCGCAGACAGCTACTCGGTCAAGGAAATCGGCCTCTACACGAACAACAATGTCCTTTTCGCCGTATATTCGCAGACAGGCGTCATCCTCACCAAAGGCAGCACGGCCAGCGCACTCTTTGCGATGGATTTTGTGATGACCAATGTTCCTCCGGGATCAGTCACGGTGGGAGACGCAGGGTTTTCCTACGCGCAGGCAAACGAAACTCGTCTCGGCGTCCTCGCCATCGCTACCACAGCGGAGGCGCAAGCAGGAGCAATCGATACGAAAATCATCACGCCGCTCAAGCTGGCGCAAGTTACAGCCACAGAAACCCGCCGTGGCCTCATTGAATTGGCCACCACAACCGAGGCGCAGGCCCTCGTGCCGGATGCAACCAAGGCGCTCACCGTTGCGCGGCTCTTGGATCGCACGGCTACAACAAGTCGCGCCGGGGTGGTGACATTAGCAAGCAGCACAGAAACGCAGACCGGAACGGATACCAACAAAGCCGTGACTCCTGCCGCTCTAGCAAGCCGCACAGCGACTGACGCACGGGCAGGCATCGTTGAGCTTGCCACCAGCACCGAAACGCAAAACGGCACAGACACAACACGCGCCGTCACACCCGCAGCGCTAGCAAGCCGCACAGCGACTGACGCACGGGCAGGCATCGT